GGCGAGTTTGAAGGCGGCGGCGCAGACTTTGATGAAACTGATGTAGATGATACAGAAGAAGGTTCACCAATTAGTGGCGCAGAAAATTCCGAAGAAGGCGAAGAAACGCCTCCAAACGTATAAATAGATATAATAAAATAATTAAAGGAGACTAATTATGTCATCTAGAGAAATGCGTAGAATTATTGAGTCAATGGAAGCGGCTCAATTCTCAGAAGACCGTCGTGAAGCACTGCCGGGTGATGGTAGTTTCGTAGCAACATTTATTGACCTATATGGTGAAGACGGCGGTGAAGAATTAATTCGCAAAGCAATAAAAATGGGCGGCGGTGATCCAAAAAAATCATCAATGGCTTTATACGACCTAACAACGAAAAATGGTCAAGGTGATACAGACCTAGCAGATTTGCTAAAAGCATACATGGTTATGGATAAATTCGTTGCGGTGTATCCAGATGCAAAAGACATTGCTAAACAGGCATGGAAAAATACAGGCGGCGATTTAAGAAATATGGCTGATGAAATGTATGACCTAACAACGAAAAATGGTCAAGGTGATACAGACCTAGCATCGGCATTTAATGCAATGGCAGGAATTAAAGACTAATACAAATGAAATATTCAGATATTAAGGAAAACTATTCTCCTGATAGAGATAAGCACAACAGTATAGAATTAGACGATACTAGAAAGCAACGTCTAACTCTTTCGCACCTTAATGATTTGAGAAAGATTAGAGCATACAGAAAACTTAGAAATGATGAGAAAAAGTCTCAACTAAAGCAACAATACGGTGCTTCCAAGGGTTCTGAACAGCCTGAACTATAATATTTCGTCTAAAAAACGTCAAATTTCTTACATTAAACTACGCATATAAAATACATAAGTAGTACTCTAAATAACTTATGATCCGAAATGGCTTAAAAAATAGCCGTTTTGTTACATTTCCTTAATAAACCCCAAAAACCTCTATAAATACATGTGAAACAAAAAGAAGTGTTTCTACAACATTGCCACATTCATAACTTTGTGGCTTATTAGCCACGAATTGTGGCGTTTTAGATAAGGAGACTAATTATGTCAAGAAGTACACTAGAAAACGTACTAGAACTTCTTATCAACGAGGAGCGTGAAGCGGCGGAAGCCATGTTACATGACTTCATCGTAGCTGAGGCCCGTAGAATCCATGAAGAACTTCTAAACGAAAGTGACGAAGTTGTAGAAGAAGATTTGGAAGATATTGACGAGTCTGAGGACGAAACCGTTGAGGAAGCATCAATCGAAGCGCCTGAAACAAGTGAAATTGAGTCAGACGAAGCAGAGATTGAGAATGAAGAATTCTATGACGAAGACGAAAAATCAGAAGACGAAGCAGTTGACGACCTAGAAATGGGTGATGCAGAAGCTCCGGCAGAAGATTTAGAGGATCGTGTAGATGACCTAGAGTCAAATCTAGCGGATCTAGAAGCAGAGTTCGAAAAAATTATGTCAGGTGAAAAAGATGACATGGAAGACGAAGCCGATGAAGAGGCTGAGGAAGAAATGGAATCAGTAGAACCAGCAATCGAAGAAACATCAGAAGTAGAAGAATCATCAGAAGAAGCTACAGAAGATAAAGTAGAAGAAGGTTCAGAAGATGAACTAGAACTTGACTTAGACGAATCAGAAGACGATGCAGAAGAAGAAGCAAAACTAGACGAATACACTAAGCCAGAGACTGCAAAAGCAGGCGACAATGGTGAAGGTGCATCTCCAGTGAATGCTAATCCAAAGCGTCCAGGCGACGATTCAAATGCGGCACCAGTAAAAACACACGATGGTAACACAGCGGGTGGTAAAGGTGATGCAAAAGAAATGTCTACAGGTAATGTAAACGTTTCTGGAAACAGTAAAGCACCTGCAATGAAGGCTGAAAAGGCTTCTGAAGGTGACGATGGGGCTAACACTAAGTCAGTTTCATCTTAAGAAATACTTTTGGAGATAACCAATGACCGTTCTTATAGAAAGGCTATCACATAAACAAGCGGGAGTAAAGTCTCGTATCGTTGAAGGTGATGACGGAGCAAAGAACATGTTTATGGAAGGTATTTTCGTTCAAGGTAACGTTAAAAATGCTAACCAACGTGTTTATCCGGTCAGAGAAATTGCGAAAGCAGTTGAATCTGTACAAGAGAAAATCGACCAAGGTTTTCCTGTACTAGGTGAATGTGACCATCCGCCAGAACTAACAGTAAACGTTGACCGAGTTTCGCATATTATTGAATCTATGTGGATGGATGGACCTAATGGTTATGGTAAACTTAAAATTGTACCGACTCCAATGGGCAACATTATCAGAACACTAATCGAGTCAGGCGCCACACTAGGTGTCTCATCTCGTGGTTCTGGTGAAGTTAACCCAAGCGGTGAGGTTAGCAATTTTGAGATTGTCACTGTAGACATCGTAGCACAACCAAGTGCTCCCGAGGCCTACCCTAAGGCAATCTACGAAGGTTTAATGAACATGCGTGGTGGTTACCAAACTTGGCAACTAGCACAAAATGTACAACAAGACAAGGTCGCTCAAAAGTACTTGTCAGAACAAATAATTAAGTTTATTAAAGAACTTAAACTTTAACAGGAGAAGCAACAATGGCAACAGAAATCCTTGCAAATCTTCTAGAGACTGGTGTACTATCCGAAGAGGCTGGCGCACAAATTAAAGAGGCTCTAGATAAAAAATTAGACGAAGCAAGAGAGGAGATTACAGCCGAGTTGCGTGAGGAGTTCGCACAGAAGTTTGAACACGACAAATCAGTTATTGTTGAAGCAATGGACAACATGCTAAACAATTCAATTAAAACTGAAATGGAAGAGTTCAAAGCAGACCGTGAGGCTCTTATCGCAGAACGAGTTGCATATAAGAAAGCAATTTCTGAACATGCAAAACTCCTTGAAAAATTCATTACTTCTCGTTTGGCGACCGAAGTTAAGGAACTTAGAAATGATAGAGCAAAAGTTAACGAAAATCTTGAACAAACTAAGAAATTCGTTGTCAAGCAACTATCACGTGAACTAGCTGAGTTCCATAATGATAAACGTGAATTAGTTAACACTAAGGTACGTTTAGTAGCAGAAGGTAAAGAGATCCTAGGTAAAACTAAAGAGAACTTTATCAAACGTTCAGCGGAATTAGTAGAGAACACAATTAAAAATTCTCTACGTTCAGAAATGAAAGCGTTAAAAGAAGATATTCAAGCGGCTAAAGAAAACGAATTTGGTCGTAAGGTATTCGAAGCGTTCTCAGGCGAATTCATGACTTCACATTTAAATGAAGGCACAGAAGTTGCTAAAATGAACAAGAAACTAGACGAATCAGCTACTAAGGTTGAAGAACTTGAAAAAGTAATCGCTGACAAAGAAGCTGACATTGAAGGCGCTAAGAAGGCACAACGTATACTAGAAGACAAGATGAACCGTAAAGAGGTTATGTCAGGTCTACTAGCACCGTTAGGCAAAGAAAAGCGTGAAGTTATGTCAGAACTTCTAGAATCAGTAAAAACTTCAAATCTAAAATCTGCTTTCAAGAAGTATCTACCGGCAGTATTAGATGAGAAAAACGTTTCAACTAAAGAAGAAACACAAACATTAACCGAAGGCAAAGTGACTGAACATACTGGTGACCGTGAGGTAGTAACGGAAGAATCACAGTCGTCAGGTAGCGATGCCGAAATTATTCAGCTTAAGAAATTAGCTGGATTGAAATAAACCAGGATAATTATCAGGAGATAAAAAGATGGAAAATCTTTTCGAAGGAAATAACTGGGATTCAACACGTGACGCTTTATTAGAAGGCCTAGAAGGCACAAAGCGTGACACAATGAACGCAGTTTTAGAAAACACTAAAGTAGCACTTAACGAAAGTGCAACTGCTGGTGCAACACAGGCTGGTAACATCGCAACACTAAACAAAGTGATCCTACCAGTTATCCGTCGTGTAATGCCAACAGTAATCGCAAACGAAATCATCGGTGTACAACCAATGACAGGTCCAGTAGGCCAAATTCACACTCTAAGAGTACGTTACGCAGAATCAAAAGCTGGCGTATCAGCTGGTGACGAAGCATTATCACCATTTGAAATTGCTAACGCATACTCAGGTGACGCATCAGCGGCTCCGGCGGCAACTGCATCACTAGAAGGTGAGCCAGGTTCTAAAATGTCAATTCAAGTCCTAAAACAGACTGTAGAAGCTAAAACAAGAAAGCTATCTGCACGTTGGACTTTTGAAGCGGCACAGGACGCTAACTCAATGCACGGTTTAGATATCGAAGCTGAAATCATGGCGGCTCTAGCAATGGAAATCACTGCTGAAATCGACCAAGAGATCCTAGGCTCTCTATCTGCACTTGCAACAACAGGTGGTACATATGACATGAACGCAACTTTCACTGGTCAACCAACATTCATCGGTGACAGACATGCCGTTCTTGCGACATTAATCAACCAACAAGCTAACCTAGTAGCACAGCGTACTCGTAGAGGCGCGGCAAACTGGGCTGTGCTTTCACCATCAGCATTAACTGTTCTACAGTCTGCTACAACATCAGCATTCGCTAGAACAACTGAAGGTACTTTTGAAGCACCAACAAATACAAAATTCGTAGGTACACTAAACGGTACAATGCGTGTATATGTAAACACATATGCGGCAAACGATGACGTATTACTTGGTTACAAAGGTGCAGGCGAAATCGATGCGGCGGCATTCTATTGTCCGTACGTTCCGCTAATGTCTTCAGGTGTTGTTGTTGATCCGGCTTCTTTTGAGCCAGTAGTTTCATTCATGACACGTTATGGTTATGTTGAACTAACAAACACAGCGTCATCTCTAGGTAACGCGGCTGACTACGTATCTAAAATCGCAGTTAGCAATCTAGCTTTCGTATAATCTTAGATTATACTTTAGACACATTAAAACCCGGGAGCAATCCCGGGTTTTTTTATGCCCATTTCTCCTAAACTGCATTTCTTTCAAACTGATAAATACTAATAACAAATCAATCTTGAGAGAGACACAATGGAAGATGTAAAGACTATATATTCAAATGAACGTGTAAAGATTTATTTAAAAGATGGAATTTGTACTAAAAAAATGTACCATTCACATCTTTTTAATAATTTTGCAGAGTATCATAATAAGTTTCATAAATTTATTCGTAACAGTGATAATTATTTAAAAATTATTGAAATTAAAGATCCTGCCACATACACTATGGAATATTTGGACATTTATTCTACAGTTGATAGATATCTTGACCCTTGGAATCCAGACTTCAACACTAATATTAAAGAAAATATTCTTGATGATATACTAAGAGTCTTTTTACAACTACAAATAGATTGCATAGAATTTTCTAAAACTCTAGAACCAGGAAAACACTGGATACACAAAGATTTGCATCTATCTAATTTTGTCATAACAAAAGATAGACAGGTAAAATTAATAGATATGGATTCATTCGTAATATCAGGGTCACCAGCTAATAGTTCATATATTGGCACCTTTGCAGTGTTAATGAGTCGTCTGCAACATGCATATAATACAATGGGATGGGATACTGGATGCGTATATGATACAAAGAAAAATCATGTACCATACAAAAATAATCATGACCCATATTTTAGAAAGAATGGAGAGATAAATGGCAGAACAAATTAAATTTGGTGACAGATTATTTTTAAAAGGTGCAAAAGTATTTCTTGATAGTGGTCCAACAGATAATGCTATCTTAGAAACACGAAGTGGCACAGTAGAAATTGCAGGTAATCTTGTAGTTCAAGGTTCTACTACAACTGTAAATTCAGAAACAGTTTCAGTTGCAGACCCATTTATGTTATTAAACGGAGACCATACGGGTGCGGCATCTGAAGATGTAGGTATCGAAATAAACAGAGGCACAGACGATAATAAGAAATTTGGTTGGGAAGAATCTATTAGTAATTGGTCTACATTCGGTCAAGGATTATCAACCGGAACAATAACAGGAACAGACATTATTCTTTCAGGTGCATTAGTAGGTGATGTAGATTCAGAAAATGGAATTAAAATTATAGACGTTACAGGCGATGGCTCTGTAGACATAAATTCTGGTAACATTGATGGAACTGTTATTGGTGCCACTACACCAGTACAAGCAACGTTTACTACAATAACCGGTGACGGTAGTGCAATCACAAATGTATTAACTAATTATACTACAGATGATTTAGCTGAAGGAACAACAAATCAATATTACACAGACGCAAGAGCAAGAGCGGCAATAAGTGTTGAACCAGCTAGTGAACTTTCTTATGATCCTGCAACCGGTGAAATATCTTTTTCAGGAGACTTTTACACAGACCAAGAAGCAAGACAGGCAATAAGTGTAGTAGGTAATGAAATAGGATATGACAATACTACAGGTGTTATCAGCTATGATGCACCTACAGATTTTGGTTTAATTACAAATACTAGCAATGTTATTTCTGGCTCAACAGGAGGAACAACGGGTTCTAGTTTACCAACAAATGTCAGTTCTTTCTTTAATGATGCAGGTTACCTTACACATGTACTAGAAGATAACCTAGATGTAGGGGAGTTTAAACTTTTCAATACAAACAATGACAATTTTATAAAAATTGATTTCGGTACAGATGCTATGGCGTTAAATGCCGAAACAAACATGAACTTTTTTGTAGATACAAATAATGTATCAACTAATGGATATTTTGGTTTCTTTTCAAATAGAAATCCAGAAACAATGGCCGTAAATGAAGGAAATTCTATTTTTAGTATAAAAGAAAACGGTGATGTAAAAATAACAGGAAATATAACTGAAGCTACTACTGACAATCTTGATGAAGGTTCTTCTAATTTTTATCACTCAGAAAGTAGAGTTAACACAGTTTTAAACAGTCTCAACACTGATTTAATACCATCACAAGATAATACATACGATATAGGTACTCCTACACAACAATGGAAAGTAATATATGGCCATACTGTAGAGGCTACATATGCTGATTTGGCTGAAAGATATGAAGCAGACACAGAATATGAGCCTGGAACAGTAGTTATATTTGGCGGAGATAAAGAGATAACAACTACAGATACACCAGCAGACTATAGAGTAGCAGGTGTTATATCTACAGATCCAGGGTTAAAACTAAATTCATCAGCAGGTGATGATAAAACACATCCATATCTAGCTTTACGTGGTAGAGTACCGTGTAAAGTCATTGGACCAGTAGAAAAAGGCGACTTATTAGTTACTTCTGATACTCCTGGACATGCAAAAAGTGTTGCTGGAGTAGACATGGGACGTTCAGTTTTTGCAAAATCTTTGACACAAGATACGTCAGATGGTGCTAAAATTATCGAAGTTGCAATTATCTAATAAATTAAATACAAACATACTCTAAACAAGGAAATCCGATAAATAACACTAGATTATGCTGTTATAGATACGGCATAGTTTATAAATGAAATCGATTTTTTTATAGACGGGAGAAAATACAATGGCGGCATATGCAATCCAATTCCGTCGTGGTACAACGACACAACATTCATCATTTACTGGCCTACTTGGTGAAGTTACAGTCGATACAGACAAGAAAACACTTGTAGTCCACGATGGTTCGACAACTGGTGGTTATCCCCTTATGCGTGAAGGTGCGACAACAACGGCCTCAACAGGTTCGTTCTCAAGCAACGTCACAGTAGGCGGAACACTAGCAGTTACTAATTCAGTGACACTATCAGGTGGCGCAGAAATTACTGGCGACCTAGATATGACAGGTCACATTATTCCAGCGGCTAACATAACTTACGACTTAGGTTCATCTACAATGATGTGGCGTGATATCTACGTAGGTCCAGGATCACTTTACGTGAATGGTAAAAAAGTTATTGACGATGACTCTGGAACAATTCAAATTTCAACAACACAAGACCAAAACTTAAAAGTTGCTACATCAGGAACAGGTGTACTTCAAATCGTATCAGGAAATGGTATCGCAATCGATGGTGAATTAAACACATCATCAGGTGACCTTCAAATCGGCGAACACGTTGATATGAATTCAAACCTAATCAAAGAAGTTGCTACACCGGTATCAGGTACAGACGCGGCTAACAAAAACTATGTCGATAGTGCAATCACAACAGGCATTGGTGCAGGCACGGCGTCTATCTCAGGTACAACATTAACTACATCAGGTAATGCGACTATCGGAGGTAACTTAACAGTTTCAGGTACTACAACAACAATTAATACATCACAAATCAATTTAGCTGATAACATCTTACTTTTAAATTCAGACGCAACTGGTAATGCAACTGCATCAGGTGGTATTGAAGTTGAAAGAGGCGATGACCTAAACGTTCAGTTCTTATGGGACGAAACAAATGACAGATGGTCAGTAGGTGCAGAAGACCTATACTCATCAGGTTCATTTATCGGTGACTTAACAGGTGATGTAACAGGTACAGTTTCAGACCTTTCAAATCATGATACAGATGACCTAGCAGAAGGCTCAACAAATCTTTACTATACAAATTCACGTTTCAACGTGTCATTTTCAGGAAAAGATACAGATGACCTAGCAGAAGGTTCATCAGCATTGTTCTTTACAGATACACGTGTTGATACTCGTTTATCATCAGGTTCAATGACAACTCTGAAAACAGGTACATTTGAAGTTAATGGCTCAGGCATGACAGTAGACGTTGATATCAACGTTGGTGGTGGCAAGTTTGAAATTAACTCAACAACAGGTGCGACAACAATAGCTGGTCCAACAATCATTAACAATACATTAAATATTGGTGACGATGTAACATTTGAAGGTGACAACACATTCAACATTGCAAACTCATCATCAACAAATGTATTTGCAATCGATGTAGCAAACACAACGTTTGAAGTTGACCTAGATATGACTGTAAATAATTCTGCAACATTCAAGAATGATTTTGCAATCACAAACTCATCAAACACAAGTCTGTTTGATGTAGATGTTTCAAACACAGCTTTGACAATCGACCTAGATGCAACATTTAACAACACAGTTAACGTTGCAAATGATTTCACAGTTAAGAATACATCAAACACAAATCTATTTGACATTGATGTTTCAAACACAAGTCTAGATATTGACTTAGACCTAACTGTAAATAATTCTGCAACATTTAACAATGATTTCACTGTTAATAACACATCAAACACAGCATTGTTTGATATCGATGTTTCAAACACAACACTAGATATTGACTTAGACCTAACTGTAAATAACTCAGCAACATTCAATAACAATCTAACTATTAACAATACATCAAATCAAACAAAAGTTGATATTGACGTAACTGC